TCGTACAACTGATTGGCTTGTTCCTGCGAGATGGTGGGTTGATAGTTGCCCACCACGGAGCCATACTTAGACATGGCATCTGCTAAATTTAGGCCAAACCCTTGGCGAAGTTTTTGTGCCTCCCCTACTTGCAGTCCAGCCCTCTCCACCGCAGCCGCTTGCTCTGGTGATAGGTTCCGCATCGTCTCCCTACTTATCGCACTGAGACCGGGGACTTGTTTGGTGTAGTAATCGGAAATGCCAGCGGCTTGCTTTTCAACAAGGTTCTTCTTATATCCAATGATCTTCTTTTTGTTTTTACCTTTGCCGTAGATTGGTTTTCTGGCAAAAATATCTACTGGTTTAGGTGGAGGTGGCGCCTTAGATTTCTTTTTTCCAAAGATAGATGAAACAATTCCACCTCCGATAAGTAGACCTGTAACAGGGTCAAAAAAACATTGATTATATTCGCTCGATCCAAGCACTGATTTAACAGCAAAACCAAACGCAACAAGCGCAAGAACCTTGCCGATGTCGTAAATTTTATTCTTCTTCATAAAGTGCTATCGTTGATTCTAGTGGGGTCATGCGGAGCGGGCTAAAAATGCTCTCAAGTCTCCAGTTACGGAGACATTTGTTCCTTGAGAATGACTTGCGAATAATTCAATGTAATCAGTCGATCCGTTCAAAAATAAAACTGTTGATACGGTTGCTTGATTGGTTGTAGCGGCTACTACATTGCCAGCTATATTTGATCCATTTTTTGAAATATAAGCAATTAACGTATTTGCAGTAGTATTAACAAATCCATTTATTTGATAGTATCCAGCAACTGTTGGTGTAAATCTTGAATTGGCAAAATTATTATTTGTGTCATGTACTTCAGTGCCCAATGTAATTTTTGTTGGTGTTACGCCAGTTGGTACAGAAGTAGCAACAGAACTATATGCAACAACAAGAGGCCCATTCCCCACCACATTCGATGCAAGTTTCGCTTGTGTTACACTAGAATCCGCAATCTTTGCTGTAGTTACATTGGAGTCAGCAATTTTTGCGGTGGTTACATTGGAGTCAGCAATCTTTGCTGTAACAACCGCATTAGACGCAAGTTCATTAGAGGTAATCCCACCAGCAGATACGGCTAGCTTTCCCGGAGATACAACCTGCAAGGTGGTTCCTTGGATTGCATCGCTGGTAAATGTCGTATCATCAATGATGTTATTCATTTTAGCACTGGTAATTGTGTCAGTGCTTGTAAATGTGTAGGTTGTATTTACAACGCCCATATTATTTTTGTGATAGAATTTGTCTGTTAGTGATGGAACCCGCCACTTGAATAGAGTGGATCTTAGGTGAACCGATAGTCCTTGTCAATGTGATAGTCCCAGTATAGCCGCGAACCCCGCCGAGTCTGCAGCGGATGCTTGCGGTTTCAGATTCACCAACACCATTAGCAATAAGCGGGGTTCCGCCAAGGAATGTCGTAGTGCTGCCGACATCTACTGATGAATCTGGATCTTCAGAGGCAAATGCAATATTATACTCAGCTTGTTCATTAACAAGTGCTTGCATTTGAACCTGTGCATCCGTGAACCTCTTGCGCTCAAGGGTCTTGAAGTCGTACCCACGGCTAGTAACATACGAGTTAATAGCAGAGGTGACCACGCTCGCGTCTTCATTTGTAACGCTTAAGCGGTCTTCGGACGAGTCGGAGGCATCAACTTGGTGTAGGCCGCCATTAGAACTAACTGCATACAGGTTATTCCGCACCCCAGCACTTGCCGTGATGAAGTTTTTAATCAAAAACCTAGAATCTCCATAGGTATCCAGAGATTCCCATCCTTTATTCAAGAAGTTGTAGATCAGAACCGCGTTATTTCCACGGGCATCATTACCTCCAGCCACAGAGTCCAACGGGACAGCGATGTAATAGCGGTTGTTGAAGTAAACCGCTACCGATTCACTCGCAAGATTCTTGTTAATGCGGTCGATATACGGCTGGATGTTCTTGGAAAGTGGTTCCTCCGTGCCGCGAAGGTTATAATCGTTAAGGAAGGTTAGCCCGTAAATGCCCTCATCGGCCAAGAATAGCATGTTGTTAGCCTGCATGACGACCGTCTTGCGAGCCAAGCACCCAACCTCACCAGTAAGTTCCTTGACCACGGTGTCAGACAGGCTTCCTTGGGTCTTGGCCACAAGGTGGATGCTGTTGCGGTTCAAAACCACCAAAGAATCGTCGTAGAACCCGTGCATTGCTACCACATAGTCGGCAGTACCACCAGTAATACGGAACTGATTCTCGATTTGGTCGAAGGTCGTAGTGTCCAGTAGGTCGGAAACCGCGATCTCGTCAGAAATCTTTCTGCTAGTGTAAACTGGTGCGCTAAAAGTGCCAGATTGGGAGTAGTAGAACGGAACGAACAACCTGCGCTGGAAGTAAGTAGCCCAAGGCGCACCCGGCTGGTGCATAAACCCACCGCCTTCTGTGAACCTGCCGCCAAACTCAACCTGACCAGTGCTGCCACTTGCGGTTATATTGGCGATTGGCGCAAGGAACTGAATGTTTGTTGTGCTCGCTGATGTTACTTGAAATTGTTTACCAACAATTGCGGTAAACTCTGGGATGGTTGTCTCGTAAATTACGACAATGTCACCAGCAAAAATGGTTAAGTTGCCAGTAATCGTCAAGGAAACCAAACCGCTTGATACTGTAACATGGGTTCCACTAGCATTAAATGTTTGTGGCTGGGTGTAAGCACCTCCGGGGGACAAGGTAAACCCATCAGTCATGGTGGCTACCGTGGTTACAAATGTGGTGCTAGTAGAAATCCCAGATGCCACAAAAGTAAATGAGTCTTGGTCAACTATTGTTGCTACCGTGAATGTTCCATTGGGAGGAGTGCCACTAGTAAGCCCAGCGATAACCACGGATGACCCAGCCGTAAGTCCGTGTTCACGAACCTTCATTGTCACCACGGTATTTGGACTAGCTGTCGCGTTGGATGACGCAGAAAGAATAGCCCTGCCATTAGGATACCACTCAAGAGCTTGTTTCCCATCCCGCATGATCATCACCTTGTCGAAGCACTGCAGCATGTCGCAGCTACTACCAACGGTGGCTCCCACGGGATACGGGATAGTCGTTGCTGAGTAAGGTGTCGTGGAAAGGTCGATCTTCTTCGCCAGAGTCTCCAGCGCAACAATGATGTATTCCTTGTTGGACTCGTTAGGGTCAGAGAACATGCAGGATGCCAACACATCGCTGGCGGCGGCATCGTTGATGTCGATCTGGGTAATCCTTGGAGAGCTTGTGCCAGTAATGCCAGTCACCCCAGTAACAGGGAATGTCAATGTGTCTACGGTAGCCGCAGTTACCGCCTTAACGCCATTGTTATCCGTGCCAGTAAAGGTAATGCCGCTAACCGTAAGGTTGCCAGCCACCCCAATAGTCAACCCATGTCCAACCACGGTAATCGTTACCACATTCGCGGTATACGACACAGCGGTGATAGCCAAATAGAATGGGCTAGGAAGGATGTGGAACGGAAGGTTCAACGGAGTGCCTCCAGTAGTCAGTACAGGGCTAACAGACACCACGCTCTTGCGCGGCCTCCAGAAGCCCTCCATGCGCCCATTAAGGCTTTCCCTTACCTCACCCGGCTGGAGTTGGTTCAGCTGCAATCTCTGGTTTACGCCAAAGAATCCACGATCACCATCTTCGGTAATCGCGTCATCTAACCCACCAGTGGATCGGAACTGCGACATTAAACGCGGTAGGCGATAACCAAACCAGTAGTCACAGTGAAACCAGTGATCAACCCACCGATCCCCACGCCAGCAGGAATCGAAACCCCAGCCATGCGAGCACTGGAGTTGGTAAGGTTTGCTGCGGTAAACGCGCTAAATGTGGTGTCGTTGATCAGTTGAACCCAACGGAACTGCCCGGTCACAGCACCATCCGTTGAGCTATAGACCTGACCACCACCTTGACCCTGAAGGTCGTATGCATTGGAACTAGCCATAGTAGTAAATAGTAAAAGCCGACACTGTGTCGGGCATGCTTCCCAAATGCGGAGGGAATCCCCATGCGTCAAGGGGGAACTTGTGGGTGTCATTGACCCCCCATTCACCCCACCCCAGTATATAGAGGATACAGAGGATACAGAGGATACAGAAGAAGGTGTGATAGAAAAGACAAAGAAGATTGAGACGAAGTGGAATTGACACGCAGGGGATGAACCACTACCATCCAGCCAACAACACCTCCCACGCCTCTCTACGATGCGCACCAAGGGAGGTTGCTTTTTATCCTGTGTAGCTCAGAGGCAGAGCGGGTGACTGTTAATCACTAGGTCGTTGGTTCGATCCCAACCGCAGGAGCCATAAGTCAAGCGTAAGTAAAGTGCCACCCACGGGTTCGCGTGCCGAGTACCAAACGCTCTTGCAGAGGCGCGGGGTGGTAGACGCAATGTGCGAGGGGAATGACAACTTGGCAAGTTCCCAGTCGGGAACATCGGGGGGGATTTGGGGCTTGTGAGCGAAAATGCGCTAGTACGGGAATGTCGGCTTCGTGC